AGTTTTCCCATTTTTTTTAGTTGCTTTTAAAACTTGTTTACGATTTTTAGAACTATAACTAACGTGAACCCAAGACGGATTTTCATCGTTTCCAAACTCCCAAATAAGTTGGTCGAAGTTTAATTTGTCTTTTATAAAATTAAAACCCTTTGCGCCTATTTGTAAGTCCATTGCTTCGCCTTTTGTATGTTGTGAAGTCTTTGAACCGCCTATCATTTTATTAACCTGTAAACTGCGAAAACCCGAACTAATTTGTATCGGTGTGTTTAAGTGAATTCTTAAAGGTTCAAACACATTTTCACACAAAAGTTTTGCGGACGCAATTTGCGACTCGTTCATTTCGTTATTAAGATTTCGTAACGTTGCCAACCCTGAAGCTTGAAACTCTTTTAAAGTAACGTGTTTTGATAAATTCATTTTAACTTGTTTAAATCGTCTTTAACTTCTTTTGCTCGTGCAAACAATAACTTTGCCGACTGCCATAAATCTATTCCTTTAACAACTTTGTAATTTTCGTTAATACTCATAACTTCAATACTTGCCAGAACCAACGCTAAAACTTTTGTAAGCATTAAAGGAACTGAAAAGAACGTTAAAATTATTTGGTTAAGAATAAAATAATCTATTAAATAAAAAAGTATAACGGTCAGTTCGTAAAGTAATAATTTAGAAATTATTGCAGAAAGTTTGCGTGAAGTTATTTCTTGTTTTTGGTGTTTTGCTTTCCAAATTCCTGTAGCCGTGTCCGACAATATCAACGCAAATAAAAGTCCAAGTATTCCGCTAATAGGTAAAAAAAACGAAAAGCAAATAGTTATAAGTTTCAACGCTGAATTTTTAATTGTGTAAAGTAATAAATATAATTGTAGTTTCATAAGTTCAAATCTTCAAGCGCTTCCGTTAAGCTAAAAGTTAAATAAAAAAATAAAGTAACCCCTGCCAAATTAATGTAAAGTTCGGTGCCTTGAACCATTAAAGAAAACGAAGTTAAAAAACCTGCTATAAAATAAGCTGTTGCTAAATAATTACTTTTCATTATAGCCCTCCGTCTGTTATAGTCCATAATTTAGTCCCTGTTAAAACCAATCTTCCTGCTGTTGCAGCTGGTGTATATTTGGCAGTGCCAAAAGTTATGTCTAAACCTTGTACTACTGCTTGTGTACTCCACCCATTATAGATTGCGTTAAGATTAGTAGTAGAGAAAGTTGCATCTGTTTTGCCACTCATAAAGTTTGTAAAGGTAACAACCTTTGCTATATTCCAAGTACCTATATTTTGATTAAATGCAGGTGCATCTCTAAACATTTGTTCCATATTTGTAACTGCTCCTGTATTCCAAGAACTTATATTTTGATTAAATGCAGTAGCATCTCTAAACATACCAGCCATATCCGTAACTGCTGAAGTGTTAAATGATAACGATTGATTAAATACCGAACAACCAGTAAACATATCATTCATAGTTGTAATTGCTGAAGTGTCAAAACTTAATGCTTGATTAAATGAAGAGCAATTAGCAAACATTCCTTGCATACTTGTAACTGCTGAAGTGTCCCAAGAATTTATATTATTTACTGTAGTTAAAGAAGTACAATAATCAAACAAGTTATTTAAAGCAGTTACTCCTGTTAAATTTAAAGTATCTGAAACTGAAGATAAATCTAAATTATAACAATAGGCAAAATTATAGCCATAATTATCAGTACCTAATTGTAGTTGTCCCCAATTTACTACTGAAGTTAAATAATATGTTTCAGATATTGTATTTCCAACATCCCAACCTATGCAATCTCCATCTATTATAACCGTATAAGTTCCTGCTGTTGCGTAGGTATGAAAAGTTACAGTGCCATCATTGACATCTGTATTACCATCCCCCCAATCAATAGTTCCTGAATAAGTTCCTGTTCCCGTATAAGGTAAAGTAATACCCTCACTTGGAGCAGTTGTAGTCCATTCAGTAGTGAATAGAACAGGTGTCGTTCCAATAATATTTGTTAGCCCTGCGTTACTTACTGCGTAAACAGAACCCCAACCAATTGTGTTGTTTGCGCCTTGTCCCCAACCTATTGTATTGTTAGCCGCTCCGTCACCCCAACCGTTACTATTTGCCATTTTCTAATTTCTTTAAATAAGTTTTTAACTTAACTATGTTTACTTCTTTTGGTTTGTAAGTTTTCATATATACCAAGATGTGTAATTATTATTAGTATCTGGAAACATATCGCTATTTGAATTCGTGTTGTATTCAGGAAACAAATTATTGTTATTACTTATGTAGTCAATAAAACGTTGTGTGTAGTGTTGTGCTATTTGTGTTTCCTTTTCAATTAAAAAGTCTATTTCGCTTTTTTCTACGCTTGTTGAATTTTCGGAATTGTGTTTATAAACTCCTTTATTACTAATCGTGTAACAAGCGAACGGTAAATAATACTTCATAGCTAAATGAATAAGCATTGGCTTCAAATAAGTCGTTGTAAGCGTTAAATAATTTCCACTTAATGTATTTGCTATTATGTCCGCTTTTATCTTGTCTAATAGCTTCGTACCAGTGAAATTTTGCAAGTCTGTATCTTGTGCAATCTTGATGTATTGTATAAAATTGTCCGTGTCAACGTTTCCGTTTAACGAAGTAAATTTAACTATGTCTTGTCGTGTTACTAAAAGTGCTTCTGCCATTATTGAAAACGTTTGTTAGAAGGTAAAAAACCGTGTGTGTTTGGTATGTCTATTGGACGTGTTGCAACTAAACTTGGGTTTGTTACTACATAACCAAATTTAGCAGCTTTTGCTTGTGCTAATTTTTTCGTGTTTGCGGTTATGTTTAAACCTGTTCCTTCAAAGACTGCGTAAACTTGTTTATTCCACCTGTGATGACAATTTCCACCGCCTTTATACAACCAAATAGAATAGTAGTCTGTTCCTTTAGGCCCCCAACCTGCGTTAACAATTTGTGTACTCATATTTAAAATGTCTTCTTTACGGTAAATCTTGTTTGCTCTAACCATTTGTGTACAAAATTCACGTGGGTTATCTGTTGTTTCTCCTTCGTATTTATAACGAACAACAAACTTTACTCCGTCAATAGTTTTGTCTTGTTTACTTGTTATGTTTGGTCTTGCGTCACCTGTAGAAACCAAGTTTACAATTTTGCTTAATAAACTTTGTTTTGGTTCGCTACTTAACAACTCGTTTTCTTCTTCGTCTGTGTCGTAGTCAACTTCTTTTTCGTCTATTAATAACCAATTGTCTTGCGGTTCTTCGCCTAAATCAATTAACGGGTTTGTGTGTGCGCTTAATTCCGTTCCTGTTTCTTCTGCAACTTGTTCTGCGTTTTGCGTGTTTTCCAAGTCCGTAAATTCTAAAGGTTGTAAAGTCTTAAAAAATAACTTTAAAGCAACTCCGTTAAACGCTAAAATGCTATCGAACGCGTCTAATATTTCTTCTTGGAACGGTCTAATAACCATATTGTCAAAAAGAATACTTGAATTTTTTAATTCGTCTGCGTTACTTGAAAAGCCGTTTGTTGAAGCAACTCCAAATAATAACGGACTTGTAATATTGTGTCCTAACATTATTTTCTTTAAACATTCTTCGCTTAAATATGTGTAGTGTTCTGGAGCATCGTTTAAAGGTATGTCTTCAACAGTTGTTTTGCTTTCTGCGTTGTTGTTAAACGCTACAATTACTTTTTGTCCACGACTTCCTGTTAACTTGTCAAGTACCTTGTTTGAAATTATTTGTTGCTGTTCATCTGTTGGAACACCGTTGTTAAAGTTTACAACTTTAGTTCCTGAAAATCCGTTTTGTACTTCGTTAATTAAATAGTCGGCAATTTCTTCTTCTAAAAGTGTATAAGGTACTGCACCTTGATAGTCAGGATATGCGTAATATTTCATTCCAACCGAATAAGGTTTTGAAAATAATATTTCAATCTTTTCTTTGCTATAACCAAAAGCATTAAATCTAATCGGTGCAAACTTTTTAGTATCGTCCCAATTGTCGCTGTAGTAATAACCTGTTATTTGTCCGTCTTTGTCGCATTTTTCAGCTCGTAATAAATTAACAGGAATATGATATGCTTTTAATATTTTGTCGTGCTTGTCGTTGTAGTGTACTTGAATAGCAAATTGGCCGAACATTTTTCTATCCAGAACCATTTTTCTAACGTCTTCTTTGTGAAATAAAGACATCATTTGAGCGTACTCATTCGGCTTTTTATTAGCGTCCAATGCACTTAAACCTTTTCCGTAAATTAATCGCGCTACGTTGTTTATAATAGCGTTATTCGTTGTTGAATTGCTATATCTCTCAATTAAGAATTGAAAGTATTGGTCGCCGTCTTCAGTTAAAAAGTCCACCCAATTTTCTCGGTTTGTTTCCGAAACTACAGGTGACGTATAAGCCGACAAATTTAAAACGTGTAAATTATTCATATACTATAAAATCGTTTGTTGTGGAATTACTTACATACTGGTTGTTATTAACCGAAAATGTAACTAATGATTGTGCCGTGCAAAATACTCGGTCTTTGTAAATAATGGTTGTGCCTATTCTTAAAACTAAATTGTAAAAATGTCCTTCTACTAAACCAAAGGTTGCTGTAATCGTGTTTATGTAGTCCCCAACCGTGCTTGAAGTAATTGCTACCGCTGTTGTTACGTTTGTTTGTTCGTCTGTTAGTTCCATAACATTAAACGTATTGTCACGTGGAATAAAACTAAATGTTTGTGGACTTCCTGAAGGTGTTAATACTATCATATTAGTATAATTAAATATTCGTGTTTTTGTTCTTTTTTTAAGACAAAAAAAAAGCCGAACTATGAAGAACGGCTTTAAAAATAATTTTTTTAAGTGTTAAGAAGCAACTAATGTTCCACCTGTAAATACTTTTCCTGCACCTATTAAATCAGCATCAGAATAAGTAGTACCTGTAACGTTTAAATGATTTGCAGGAATTGCTTCTTGTCCTACAAGTGTCAAAGTATAACCGTTTAAGTCACCCATTGCAGTACCGTTTGAAATTAAACCTGTAGTTACATCCATTCCGTGTTCTAAACCTGCAATAAAGAAATTGTTAGCGTTAGTCTTAATTACTACGTGTGGACGACCCCAAGCAAGTAATTTCATTTGTTTTGTAGTTTGTGCATCTAAACCTTTTATTGTAAAAGTTAAAGTTTGTTCTGCAAAAGTAGTTCCGTTTTCACGTGAACTTGTAATTGTTTGTTCGAAACTGTTTGCACCTTTTAAGTCGTATTTATACAAACTTAAAGTTCCTGCAATAGTCGTTATTCTATCTGAAGCATCAGTATCAACAGTTCCGTAAGTAATTGCACCTAAATCTCCGTATTTAATAAAGTAAATAGATTTAATACCGCCTACAAACTCTTTACAAACTTCAGCTCTACCGTGTGTTAATAAACAAGCCATTTTGTTTTGTTTTTAAATTATGAATAAAATAAAGCGGAACTTTTACGCTCCGCTTTTTATTTAATATTATACTCCGTAAAGAACTACGTCTGAACCGATACCATATTGAACCGCTCCATTGTAACGCATAATTACACGAACATTTTGTGAACCGTCTATATCAGCCATATCAATTACTTTAACAAGTGAATTGTCGTTTAAAAGTCCGCATCCAAAATAAAGGTTGTCAACTGTTGTTGCAACCATATTGTTTGCACCAAGTCCGTTAGCCATAAAAATTGGAATACCGTCATAAGATAAACTTCCGTTTGTGTACCATTGTGTACCTTGTGTGTTTGTTCCGTTAGCTCCTAAACCTGAAGCACCAAAACCACCCAAAGCACGAACGTACAATTTAGCAATCTTTTGTGAAACATAAATTCTTAAATTTTCGTTTCCGTAAAGTGCTGCTGGAATTAAATCTACTGTTCTTCCAATTTCGCCAATTACTGTTGTTGCGTCTAAAGTTGTTGTTAAAGGTGCTGAAACGTCAATAACGTCTGCGTCTGCTAAAAACAAAGTTTTAAACCCTGCAAATTCTCCTGCTGTTGCGTTTGTTCCGTTCCAAATTGTAGTTTCAATTTTAGCTGCAACTTTAGCTGCTACGTGTGCAATTAAAAAGTCTGAAAAAGATTTTGGCAACGTTTTAAACGATGAATAACCCATTTCAGCCGATTGCCAAGATTGTGCCAAGTCTGACTTGCAAAGTTGTAAATTTACTTGAAACTCTTCTGTTGTTAATACTCTTTCGGTAAGTGTAATAGTTGATGTTGGTGTAAAATCACAAGTTGCGTTTGCAACGATGTCACCTGTTGCAACTTTTTGCATAACTTGTTTGTAAGCAACGTTTGGAAGTATAGTTACTCCGCCTTGCTCAAGTGTTGGTGCGCTTAATAAAGCTGCTGCTAAATATTTACCTGCAAACTGACCTTCGTAAGTTGTGGTAATTGATGTTGTTGTACTTAAATTAATGTTTTTCATTGTATAAATTTTTAAAAATTAAACTGCTGTTAATGTAATTGCGCCTGCTGTTGCTCCTACTCCTGAAACATACCAATTAACGCCATCACTATTTAATTGAACAAAATCGCCAATTGTATCGGCAGCGGTTGCAAAAGTAATTGTGTTTTCATCTGCACCCAAAACGTTAACCGAATTTACAATTACGCCACCTTGAATAACATTTGAAGCCGCTTTAATTGTCCAAGCTGTAGTTGCAAATAACGCTTGTACTGTAAAACGGAAATTTAAACCCGCTGAAGTTGCTACTGCTGGTAGTGTAATTTGCGCTCCTGCTGCTGCATTCAAAGAAAAAAGTTTTCCTGAATCTGCTGCGCTCAAAGTAATTGCTGAACTAATTACTTGTGTTTCTAATACTTGACGTAAATCGTCATTTGATATTGAAATTAAAGTTCCACTCATTTTTTTTTATTTTAAAATTGTTAATATTTATTTGTTTATTTTTTCTAAAATTGAATCCATAATTGAACGTGGTCTTTTACTTGCGTATTGAAAATGTTCAACTTCATTCGTGTTTTCAGGGTTAAATGAAATTGGCGTGATGTCTGAAAGTTCGGTTACTTCGTTTGTAACTTCGTCAACTTTAGACAACTTTTCTAATTGTGCTTTTAACTCTATATTTTCTTGTGTTAATTTTTCTATTTCTGCAAAGAACGTTTCTTTAACTACGCTTTCAATTGTTTTCTTTGCGCTCGGTGTTGCTTGTGCTTCAACTTCTTCTTCTACTGCTGGAGCTTCTTCTTCAACAACTTCTTCTTCAGCTGCAACTTCTTTTATTTCTAAAATAATGCCTTCAACTTCTACAACTAAAATACGTCCGTCTTCTAATTCATATTCTCCGATTGGAACAGGTATTTTTTGTTCGTCTTCAGTTACAATAAAAACTTCTTTGTCAGTTTCAAAAGCATCAGCTTCAAAAATTGTTATTCCGTCCATTAACTTCATTGTTTCCAATTTCACTTCCATTCCTAAAAGTGTTTTGATTTGATTAATTACGCTTGTTTTCATATTTGATTTATTTATTTATTTATTATTAAGAAGGTTTTTGATACAAAGTTTTTAATTTAGGAACTAAAGTTTGTATTTTAGAAACTAAATCAGCAGCTTGTTTAAAGCCTTCAATTTTCATAGCTTCATTTGGATTTAATCCAAGTTCTTGAGCTGCATCCATAATACTAACCAAATCTCTTTCAGAATTATTAGCAGCAATTTCCGCTGAACTTAAAACACCTTGAAAATCTGCATACGCTTTTTTATATGCTAAAAAAACTGAATCAATTTTTGATTCGCTTTTCATTAGATTGTCATCAATCTTTTTAATTTCAGAAAGAATTGCAGGTGCTTTTTTAGCTAATTCAATTTTTTGACTTGCTAATTCCGTTTTGTCGGATAACTTGTTGTAAACGTTTTGTAGTGTGTTCATATATGTATAATTTAATTGTTTATTTTTTGTTGTATTTTCAAATTAGATTGCGCCTATTCCTTGTGCTTGTAAACTACCGTCACAACATTTTATTGAGTATGTTTTATTGTCTTTACATAGGCAACCACGTTGACCGCCTTTTGGACTTGTTTTCGCTTGTGCTACTTTTTTTGTTATTTTTTTACTCATTGTTCGTATTTTTTTAGTGCTTCTGTAACCCACGACTGTATTCAAGAACGCACTTCGCTTAAAAAAGGTATTACACCTTAATATAAAGTTAAAGTTCGTTAAATCGCATTAAAACCGTATTAAATCGCATTTCGTGTTTTACTTGTTTTTTATACTCATCGTCCTTGTCTTGTATAAGTTTTGGTATAATTTTTACTTGACTTTAATTTACTATTTCGTGTTTTTGCGTGTACTCCTGCACGTTTAACTTTTGGTTTTTTTAGATGAACTTTAACGTTAGTTTGCTTCGCCATTAAAAATTATTTTATATGTTCACTTTATTTGAACTTAATTTTTTTACATAAGTATCAATTTCTTTAATTGCTTTTGAAATAATTTCTTTGTTGTTTTTTAATGGTTGACTTGGTTCTACTCCAAGTTCTTTGCTTAATTGTTCAATTTCTTGAAATCTAGCATTTGCTTTTAAAAAACTTTGTCCCGCTAAATTTAATCCTGAAAGAATTTTTGCTCCTAATTCATTATAGTTAACTATTGCGGTTTCTGCTTTTAATTGTAAATCTAATGCCTTATCATATTCTTTTTTAAAATCTTCTACAACGCTTAATTCTACTTTTTGACTTGCTAACTTTGCTTCTACCTTTGCAGTAATATCTGCAATAATTAATTCTTTAGTTGTTTTCATTTTCCGTTATTATTTGTTTTATATGTTTCTGCCGTATTCTTTAACAAAATAAGCATTCATTTTATCAACGTCCTGTATTAATTTTTCGTATTGTTTATACGGTGTCGTTGATTTTCCGTCAATGCCTAAATCTCCTGTTTTTTCTAAAAACTCTACCGAAGAAACATAAATTTTTGCCCTTAATGTAACTAATGGTTTTTGTAAAGTAGCTGTTTTTAATCTATATTCTTTTTTTAAAATTTCCGCTTTTGAAGACATATCAGAATAAATAGATTCAACTTCTTTTGTGTAATCAGTAATTTGTCCAATTAACTTAATATCGTGTTTTGATAATTCGCTTTTTGTAATTAGTTCTTTAATTTTTTCAATTGTTACTTTTTCTTCCATTTCTATATTATTTAAACTCATTTCGTATTTGTCCGCAAAATAACCTTCAATAGAAAATCCTTTTACTTCGCCTAATTTTACTTTATTCCAAATTTCATCGTTGTTTACTTTCATAGAAATAACCCAAGTACCTTTTGGAAAATTAAATCCGTAGTTCGTGCTTTTGTCGTTTTTTCCTTCTGTAATCCAACTTTCGACAACCGACATTCCGTCTAACTTTTGTTTATGTTCTAACGTTGCATTGTTCTGGTTGCTATTCATAAAAAACAATTCACTTGCTTTTCTTACAGTTTCTTCACTAAAATAAATATAATATTCTTCGTTCTTGTCGTTCTTGCGGTAAATTTGTTTGTTAGGAATTAAAGCTGCACCCATTAAAATACGCTTTTCAGCATCTACTTCTTTAAGTTCTATTTCGTGTTTTTTTAGTGCTATAAAGTCGCTTTCGATTGCAGGACTTTCAACAACTGAAACTGCGTCTATTCCGCTTGTTTCGTCTTTTTCGTCAATTATTAATTCAACTATTCGCATATCTATTTAATTAAATTATTGTTTGTTTGTTGTATTTTCTATCCGCCTAAAGTTGCGTTAGCTAACCTGTTCCTATCTAACGCCTGTTGTGAAGTTACTTGTCCTGAAACAACGTAAGCTTGTATTGGTTGTTGGTTAAGACTTGCTAACTGATTAACCCCGCTTTGTCCAACTACGTTAAATTGTGGTGCTGACATTGTTGGAGCTGTTGCACCGCCACCGCCACCGCCTGTATCTGCTGAAGTTGCCGAACTTGTAAATTGTGTCTTTGCTATTTTAGCAACTTGAACTGCTCCTGCTGCACCTGCTAAACCTGCTTCAACAAAACGTTGACCGGGAAACAATTCTTTTTTATTTGCAAGTGCTGCTGTAACTGCTAAATAAGTATTTGTTAAAGCAGAAGCAAGGTTAAACGCTTTTTGTGCTTTAAATGCTCTACGTGCATCCTTTTCGCTTTTTCCTGCGTTCATTTGAAACAAATCGTTTATTATGGAAAGTCCGTCCATTGCCATTGCAATTTTCTTTTCATTAATGGTTTTTTGTCTTGCAACGTCTTCTTGTTCTAATTCTTCTTTGTCCTTTGCATATTTTATATCAAGTGCTTTTAAAATTTCTTTATTGTCCTTGTATAAAAGTTGTTGTGCTTTGTATTCTTCGTCAAGTTTAATTAACTTTAATTCCGCTTCACTTTTTGTTAGTTCTTGTAAAACCGCTTTTTCATTTGCAATTTTTTCTTTATCTTTTGCCGTCTTTTCGTCTTTTGTTACTTGTTCTAAATCGTCATATTTTTTTGTTATTCCTGCTAAAGCTAAACGCTTTTCTTCTTCTAATTTAGAAACATCAATCTTTGCTTTTTGTCCGTC